TTATATGTGAACACGTTAACCCTTGGAATGATGTCGCTAGCGTTGATTCCCTTATCCATAAAGCCCGAAATAATGGCGGGAAAGTTTGCCAGAGAATCACCATTTTTGGCCCTGTTTAGGCTTTCCATTTGTTGCATTTGTTTATCCATTTGAACACCTATTAAGTTGATTGATTGAACACTGCTTTTTTGTTTGCAGTGCCTATAATATAACGTATTGTCAAACACTATGTCACTAGGACAAACCCTAATCAATCCCCTATTTATATCTATCAACAATGGCTAGTCATTAGGTTTTATATATCGCTGATTTCACAATATGAAATGTGCTGGATGGATGGTGCATAACCCCTTCATACCACACTATGAAACTGCTTTTCACATTATGAAATGCTCTGCTAGTGTGCGCTTACTATGGGGGGGAGGGGGTGGGTGAGTAGAGAGAATATTGTTGTAGCCCCGCTCATACTCGAAAAGCTAATTTGTAGTGTTTAACCGAATAAGGCTGGCTCAATAAGGTGGAAGACAAATAGGAAAGTCACCCGAAGAAAAAAGGGTAATTCCCTGTTAAGGGAGAGCCTCTCGTTTATCTAAGTTAGTGATGGCTGTCAGTCCTATCACTCCACGCTACTTGCCCTGTTCAAGTTGTTGCCAGCGATATCACATCGTTAAGCAAGCCCTACTAGAAGCCACATGGTTCACTACGTTTATCCTACTTGGTCGGCTCAACCGCATAGAGGGGTGGGTGATGCCCCCGTTGTCTGCACTATACAAGATTCTTTTTCTGATGTAAAGTAATCGCTAACTTCCCTCCTGTGGACAAAAGATGAATGCAATTGACGCTTTACCTGACAAACTGAAAAAGCCTAGAGGCCGTCCTCCAAAGCCTGTAGCTGTTGCTATTCCTAAACCTATGACTATGGCTCGTTATGCCGATAGTCCTCCTGCCCTACTCCCCAAGACTGAACTTCAGCGAGTCAAAGAACTCAAAGAACTTCTGATAAACAGTGCTGGTTCTAACGTTGTCCACAAGGCAGTTGAGATTGCCATGAATGACGAACACCCTGCTCAGATGGCTGCAATAAAACTCTGTATGGACAGAATGCTCCCTGTCTCCCTGTTTGAGAAAGAAGGAAAGCAACGTTCCGCTGTCAACATCACTATTTCAGGTATTGGTGGCGTGTCCATTGGGGACAATACAGTTGATGCTGAAGACATAGAAAGCAAAGATGTCTGACCTTAACTTCAGTCTCCTCCCTTGGCAACAAGAAGTCTTTGCTGACAAAACACGCTTTAAAGTCATTGCTGCTGGTCGCCGTTGCGGTAAGTCACGCCTTTCAGCCGTTACCCTCCTGATTGAAGGACTGCAATGTAGTGCAGGGTCGGCAGTGCTTTATGTTGCACCGACTAATGGTCAGGCAAGACAGATTATTTGGGATGTTTTGATGGAGTTGGGTAGGGATGTCATCCAAGCCAGTCACATCAATAACATGGACATCACCCTGATAAACGGAGCAAAAATCTATGTTAGAGGTGCAGATCGCCCAGATACTCTGCGAGGAGTGTCGCTCACCTATGCTGTGCTTGACGAGGTTGCCGACATCAAACCAGAAGCATGGGAACAGGTTATTCGTGCGTCTTTGTCAGACAAAAAGGGTCGGGCAATGTTCATCGGTACTCCCAAAGGTCGTAACTTTTTCTATGACGTATTTAAACTCGGAAACTCAGAAGAAGACCCAGACTGGAAATCTTGGCACTTCACAACCAAAGATAACCCCCTGATCGACCCAACTGAGATCGAATCTGCTAAGAAAACCCTGTCCTCCTTTGCTTTCAAACAAGAATACCTCGCCTCCTTTGACAACGCTGGTTCTGACGTTTTTAAGGAAGAATGGCTGAAATACGGTGTTGAACCTGACTATGGCAGCTACTACATTGCTGTGGACTTGGCGGGTTTTGAGGAAGTTGCCAAACAAGCGGCTAACTCCAAGAAGCGGCTAGATCAGACTGCCATTGCCGTAGTCAAGGTGACAGACGAGGGTAAATGGTTCGTCAAAGAGATTGTTTATGGACGGTGGGACATTCGGGAGACTGCTGCTACCATTTTGCTCAAGATTCGGGAATACAGGCCACTTTCCATAGGAATTGAGAAGGGGGCGCTAAAAAACGCAGTTTTGCCGTATTTGAGTGACTTGATGCGGAAGAATAATGTATATTCGCACATAGTTGACTTGACCCACGGTAATCGTAAAAAAACCGACCGTATCATTTGGTCACTTCAAGGACGGTTTGAGCATGGCAGGATTGTGCTGAACTCCGAGGAGGATTGGGACGAATTTAAAGATCAACTCTTGATGTTCCCATCCCAAGGTGTGCATGATGACCTACCCGATGCCCTATCGTACATTGACCAACTGGCTGTCACCTCATACTTCCAAGATGACCAAGAAGATGAGTGGGAGCCTCTAGACGTAATTTCGGGAATATAAGGGCGACACATGGCAACAGACAAAGAAGTCAAATTAGACCAAAACGAGTTTTATCAGCCAACAGAGGCAGATAAAGAATTGACAGGATTTGTTGTTGACCACTGCCAACGCTGGCGTGATTACCGTGATGTCAACTTCCTACCCGACTGGCTCGAATACGAGCGCATCTTCCGTGGTCAATGGGCTTCTGAAGACAAGACTCGTGAATCAGAGCGTAGCCGTATCGTCACCCCTGCAACCCAACAAGCCGTTGAGACTCGCCATGCTGAGATCATGGAAGCTATCTTTGGTCAGGGCGACTTCTTCGACATTGAAGACAATATCCAAGACATTGGCGGCAACCCCATTGATGTCGAGTTGATTAAGTCTCAACTGATGGAAGACTTCAAGAAAGACAAGATCAGGAAATCTATCGACCAGATCGAGTTGATGGCTGAAATCTATGGAACAGGTATTGGCGAAATCATCGTCAAGACTGAGAAAGAATACATCCCGACAACTCGTGCAATTCCTAATCAGGTTGGACAAGCCGCTATTGGCGTGGTTGAACGTGATCGTATTGCTGTCAAGATCATGCCTGTCAACCCCAAGAACTTCTTGTTTGACCCTAATGGCACATCCATTGATGACTGTATGGGTGTGGCTATTGAGAAGTATGTCTCTATCCACAAGGTTGTTGAGGGCATTGAGCGTGGAATCTACCGCAAAGTAGACATCACGCCCACCTATGAAGACACTGATCTTGAGCCAACTCAAGAGGTAAGCCAATATCAGGACGAAAAGGTGCTTTTGCTGACCTATTACGGTCTTGTGCCTCGTGAATACCTGAACAACTTAGAAGAAAACAAAGATATTGTCGAGTTGTTCCCTGAAAATTCAGCCGCTGAAGACTATACAGACATGGTTGAGGCCATTGTGGTCATTGCCAACGATGGTTTGCTCCTTAAAGCTGAAGAAAACCCCTACATGATGAAAGATCGTCCAGTCTTGAGCTATCAAGATGACACGATTCCTAACCGTTTGTTGGGTCGGGGTACGGTTGAAAAGGCTTTCAATATGCAAAAAGCTATTGATGCCCAGACTCGTAGCCATTTAGACTCTTTGGCACTGACTACCAGCCCCATGATTGCGATGGATGCAACTCGTTTGCCTCGTGGTGCTAAGTTTGAGGTGAAGCCCGGAAAAGCTATTCTGACAAATGGCGCACCTAACGAGATTTTGTACCCATTCAAGTTCGGTGAGACTAGCCTGAACAACCTGACTACTGCTAAAGAGTTTGAGCGTATGTTGTTGCAAGCAACTGGAACGCTTGATTCTCAGGGCATGGTTAGCAATGTGTCACGGGACGGTGGTCAAGGCGGTATGTCTATGGCTGTGGCCTCCATCATCAAGAAGTACAAGCGTACATTGGTGAATTTCCAAGAAGATTTCTTGATTCCATTCATCAAGAAGGCTGCTTTCCGCTATATGCAGTTTGACCCAGAGCGTTACCCTTCAGTGGACATGAATTTTGTGCCAACTGCTACCTTGGGCATCATTGCTCGTGAGTATGAGCAACAGCAATTCATTGGCTTGTTGCAGACTCTTGGCCCCAATACCCCTGTTTTGCCAATTATCTTGAAGGGCATCTTGTCCAACTCCAGTTTGACCAATCGTTTTGAGTTGATTGCGGCTTTGGATGAGATGAGCAAGCCTAATCCTCAAGCACAGCAGATGGAGCAGATGCAAGCAGAGTTGGCTATGCAAGCGGCACAGGCTCAGATTGCTGTTCAGACTACTCAGGCTGAAGAAAACAAGGCAAATGCTGTGAAGTTGTCGATGGAGGCACAGTTGATGCCTCAAGAGATTCAGGCTAAAGTCCTTGGCGCAACGACCAAGAATCTGCCAAATGAGGATATGGCTTCATCTCAGGAATTCGACAAGCGGGTTAAGATTGCTGAACTGATGTTGAAAGAAGCTGACATCAAGAACAAGTCAAAGATTGTCGAGTTGCAGATGGCTGACAAGCAA